ACATAGGCGATTGCTTCAGCCTGTGACATTGGGGTGTAGCGGATTTCATCCAGTCTGGCGGTTTGTTCTGCGGTCAGGATGATTTCTTCCGCTGTGCTATCCGGGTAAAGTTCAGGACGGTCATCATATACGACAACCGTCCGAGTGATTTTGTATTTCGGTACAATCCATTCGCCGTTAAATATCATAGTTGCCTCCTATGCCTTCTTATCCGCGGTGATGATGATTTCAATTCTGTCGAATCCGGCATAGTCAGCCGTCGCTGTTGTCGATGAGCTAAGTTTGAGCGCGCCGGAAGTCATGGCGGCAACTAATCCGCTGACCAGTGACGCTTGCGATGTACCGCCCCTTGCCACTGCTGGAAGGGACTGAGCAGACGGTGATGCGATTTTCAGCGACACCGATCCGCCGCCCGATGTTGCATTGCGCCGGGCTTTGATGATGACCGACGATATGTTTTGATAGCCACCGGCACTATCGAGCCAGTCTTTTATGGATGTACCAAAGTCTGCATATCCTCGTTGCGCCGTTCCCTCCCATGTCCCCTGCGTCCAAGTGCCTGTTTTCCAGACATAGCCTGTTGCGTGGTTCGCTGTGGACAGTCTGCCGGTGAAGGTCTTGCTAACTGTTTGCCATGTCGCCGGAGTCGCTGCAAAGGTCGATGTTTGACCGGTTGAGGAAGCGTCTGTAATCACGCCGCCAGCCGTTTCGCGCTTGATGTTTGTTGCGATTGGTCTAGTGTCTGACAGGACGATGTTGGAGCCGAGTGCGCTGTTCCCAACGTACAGGTTGTTCGCCCCTCTGCATCCGACCTGCGCGATTCTGGCGTTGACTGATGCGTCATAGGCATATTCGCATTTGACGATATCGCAGTCCGTGACGTACACTCCGCCGCCGTAGTAAGCGCCGATGCCAGTACCTACCGAGTAACCATCAAGCCTACAGCCGTTGACCCGCACGTCGCAGGAATTGACCACGGAGATCAGAGCCGCCGTAGCCGAGATGTCAGGACGAACGACATCGAGCAGATTGAAGTCCACGCGGCATGAGCAGTTGATGACCGAAATCTGCCCTGTGATCTGACCACGCCCTTGCACAATGATTCGACCGCCGCCGGAGAACCCTTTGAGCCGAAGCGCTTCGGTTATCTTGCCGGAGACATAGACAGTTACACCTTCTTCGATGACCATGGCGCCGTCTAGCGCCGTTTGTAACGCCCTGTCGAGTGATGATGCCTTGTTACTCGCATCGCGCCCTGATCCATCCCCGGTGGGGGCTGTGTCAACGTAGGCGGTATATGGGGCGGAGAGTTTGTTGGCAACGTGGGGGGAGTAGATTTTGACTGCTGTTAACTGATCAAGGTTTGCGCCATCCGCGGCATAGGATGCAATTGGATTTCCGGTTGATTTGCGGATATACTCAGCGCCGGCTGCCATGTGTTTTGCGAGTATGTCAGTGGACGCGTCGGTGATTTCGATGCCCTCATAATATAGTTTCAGCGCACCCTGGGCGATGATCAGGCTTGATCCGTCCCATTTAAAAGAGGCGTTGGTATACGAACTTCCTAAATATAGTGTCCCAGTGTTTAAGTCCCACTCCCCATTCGGACCGGTGATCGATCCGGTGGCGATGTTGTCCGCGTTAATATTAACCACATTAACCGCGCTTGCATCGAGAGTCCCTATTACAATTTTGTCAGCATTCGTTACCGCCAGGACCCAGGCCCCATCAGTGTATCGATACATCTCGACTTCTCCATTAGCAACGGGCTTGAACCAAAGGTCTTCTTCCCTAACTAACGAAGGGTCGGGGGTCGTATATCCCCTAAATATGCGATTATTCTCATCGGCAGTTAATGCAATAGTATTGTAGATTCCACTTTCAACGGTGCTGATATACTCTTTAACTTTGTCTACTTGATCTTGATAAGTCTTTTGAACATCCGAATACATCGTGTAGCGAGCGCTTCCCGCTTCAATTTTTCTAACCTGCTCTTTTAGCGAATCGTAGACTAGTTTGTTGACTTTTATTTCAATATCCACGTCGAATTGCTCAACGTATACTTCTACCGTGTCGGTTAATGAAATATGTTCGAGATTCTTATACTTTGCATACTCGTCACTGTCTGATAACAATAGTAAATCGATGGTTGATGTGATTTTTGGTTTGTCCGATCCGGGATTCTGAACACTGAAATACGAAGCTGCTGTGTTGTTCAAATTAACTCGCGCTGCGGCTCTAAATTCGGCATCGCTCATTGGGATGGGGTTACCTTCTTCATCTTGTTGTTCTTCTGGCCAAATATCATAAGACGAGTAATCTTTCATGGCCAAATAATGAACTGGATAGTTGGAGGCTAGAGGGCTGTTAACCTGGGTTCCTCTAATCGTGTAGGGTACATCGGTATCCTTCGGAGTATAGGTGGCGATAGGGATGAGCCCGGTCGTCATCCCCTTAGTAGATACCACCATGTTGAATCCTAAAATGTTTTTACCAGGTCGAATAACAGAGATCTTATCCGTACCCCTTCGGCCATACAAATATATGGCGTCGTTGGTTCTTTTGATCTCGCCTCCCCACTTAGAGAGAATTGATCCCTCTTCGCCAGCTATTGCGCTAAGGGGGTTCTGATTGGCCCATTCTCCGGAGTTAAGAGTTTGAATGTCCGATATGAACATGTAGTTGGTCGGCTCTATAAGGTTGTCTCGGATGGCGTTCATCGCTCCCTCTGCGGTTACATTTTCGACCACCACATGTTCTAGAAGATTGGCCCCCAAGTCATTTGTTTTAGTGGCCGCATAAACGGTGATGTTCCCATCTTCGAGGTTCTTTCCAATTTCGTATATACGAAATGAATGTGGATCGTCGACGTCGTTTGGTTTGGCCATTATGAATTTAAATTCCGTTATTTCTTTTGCTAGCACCCCATCAACAGGATAGACGAGTTCGAGCTCGAACGCTCCATTTCGCTCTTCTGTAACCAAGCACTCAATTGTACCGTAAAGAGCTCCGAGTCCGTTATGATTAAAGTCGGTTTCGTTTTCAGCATAGAGAATTGGTATCAAATCAGTGCCCTCCATTTCGGTAAAATTTCCAAACTAGTTACAGAACCGGACCAACTAATCGTGTTGGAGCCCGATTTAAAGAATGGATAGTTCCTGGTATATACTTTGTTGTTTCTTGAAAGAATCGTACTGCCATTCTCGAAGTAGGTAGACATTATCTCAGAGTTGATAGTTACCGAATCGGAAAGCCCCTTTAGTACAAAAGGAACACCATTGACAAACAACGTGACATCGCCTGACCCATTAACTTTTATCTCCGGAAGGGATGTGCACGCAGTCGGGTTATGAATCGTCAAATGGTTCGTGACCAATTTTTTCGGAGATTCGACCAACATCTTATAGGGCTTAACGCTTAATTTTAACTCATAAGTAACTCCCTCTCCCATATAGTATCTGGATTCAAAGCTTATTGGCTCGGAGAGCATTACTTTATAAATCTTTTCGGGGTCCACATACATTATTAGATTTTTATAAGTGGGCCCACTAAAAAGATTAAAAATCGTCTCCCTATTAATCGCTGCCGTAGACTCGTTTGTGAAGCAAATAAGAGTCAGCTCGGTATTGGCATAGGCCTGTTCGTCATAGGGAATGCTTCCGCTTTGACCGAATGCCGTCTTAAATTCGATCCTTCTTCTAGGAGTCTGAAGAAGTGGCCTGGACTGAATGACTGTTCCAATAGACTCGCTATCTACGTTATCGATTATAAAACTTCCCGGCTTCATCATTAGTAATTCACCACCCCTCCCTTACTCATTTTATCTCGGTCGTTAACGTTCTTTATTTCAATCTGAATTTGTTGAGCCATTCGTTTAATGGCGGCCTGTGGCAGATCACCATTCGCGGTGATGTTGATGTTATAAGTGTCGGCAGTTGGTTTAGCACTAGAGGCTTTCAAAGTCTCCCATTCCTTTCTAAGTTCGTCAATTCTGATAGTTTGATTAAGAATGTCGCCATTTTGACGGAGAGATGATCCTATGGCGTTTACACTAATATTGGCATTCGTAAGATCTGCTTTTGCTTTAAACTTTTGATCTGGAATAACGGGAATCCGGTCCATGTCCATTACTGGGCGAATTCTAACTTCCATTTCGTTTGTCTTCTCAAAAGAGGGTGCGAATTGATCAATAAACGAGTTCATGGATTTAAGAGTTCCTTTTGCCATTCTAGCTGCGGCATCCTTTGCTCGCTTAGCCTCTCGATCGAGTCCGATCATAACACCTTGCGCCAAGAATCTACCGCTTCGAATACCTACTTTAGAAGGAGACTTTTCCTCGAACGTTTGACGCATTCCGCTTATAGTTTCTCTAGCCATTCGTTTAGCGGCGGCCACAACAACGCCACTCTTATCGTTAATGCCGTCTCGTACTCCGTAGTCGTAGTCTCTTCCAGTCGGTTTGGTATCGATTCCAAATGCCTTCTTAGTTTCTCTCGCTACCTCTTTCGCAGCAGCGATTGGCGCTCCTTCATCAGCGATAATGCCTCTAGCGACTGCTTTAGTTTTGTTTCTACCCTTGATCTCTGGATCAAACAGACCCATCGCGGCTAGGATTTCTTCCGAAAGACCCATGGCGATTCCTATTGCGTATTGTTTCTCTTCAGCAATGCCTTTTCCGAGAGCTTTGGATTTCTTTTTACCCTCTTCTGTTGGAGGATATAAACCCATTGCTGCCAACACATCTTCAGATACTCCGGTGGCGGCTGCTACTGCATACTTTTGCTCAGACGTGAGACCATCTGCGAGGTCTTTGGTTTTCTGTTTACCAACGTTTGTTGGGGGATATAAACCCAAAGCTGCTAGAGTGTCTTTTGACAATCCTTCGGCGATTCCTCGCAAATATTTCTGTTCATCATTTAAACCAACCCCAAATTCTTTGGCCTTCTTTTGACCTTCTTCAGTTGCTGGGAAAAGACCCATCGCTGCTAACGTCTCATCGGAAATCCCTCGAGCAGACGCAATTAAATATTGCTTTTCGGAGTTCATTCCGTCGGCGAACGCTTTAGTCGCATCTTTTCCTTCTTTATCTGGAACTTTAAGTCCCATTTGCTTGATTGCAGCATCGGATACTCCAGCCGCTTTCATTCTAGCGTATTGAGTTTCACTCTCTACACCATCCCCAAATACCTTTGTTGCTTTTTTACCGGCTCCAAGGAAATCATAAGACCCCATCGACTCTCCAGTTAGATTTGAAATATCCAGTCCAGTACCTTCGAGATTAGGCATCTCCATTTTCATACCCATGTCAAATTCTTCGACATTGAGACCGCCTTGAGCTCCGAAGTCGAACGATCCTAAACCACCTCCTAAAGTTTCCGAAATGGTCGATCCGATACCGTCCATTGATGGAAGTTTACTAAGGAATCCTTCCCCATACCCTCCTGCCTGGCCTTGTCCAATTGCGTTGGTGTCGAGACTCCTTAGACCAGACGCTGTATTTTGATTCAGCGTTGATATCTTTTCATCGATTAGGCTTGTTTCGTTGCCGATGCCTGTTGCTATTCCTTGGGGAATGGATTCCCCAACAGGAAGCCCGAGAGTCTCCCCGTCGAACTGGTCTCTTAAAACGGTTCCCACATCATTGGACAACCCTTTAAGAGCATCTGTTACGAATGGGAATCCTCCAATCAATGCATCTAATGCGGCAATTATTCCTTGAACGACCAATATCAGTATTTCACCAGTAAGTCCGAGAACTTCTCTTATTAAATACGGACCCTGGTCTTTTATGGCAATTCTCATACCAGCTACAAAATCTATCATCATCTGCATAGCTGCTTGAACTAGAGCGGGAAGTCCCTTTCCGATTCCATCGATTAACGCGACCATGATTAATATAGCGGCCGCTATAAATTTTGGAAGAAATTGAACGATGCCATCAAGCAATGCGATCATCAGAACAACAACTGCCAATACAGCAACTGGCGCATTTTTAATGATAACTTGTGCAATTGTTAATATAATTTCCGAAACAAATTTTTCGACTTTTGGCATTAGTTTTGTCAATCCATCAAGGATGATTCCGATGGACATTATAATTCCGGCGCCAGCCACTCCCATAGCAGTTGAGAAGGCTATAATTCCTGCCGATAATAATATAAGTCCTTTTCCTCCGAGCAATGCACCGAGGCCTAGCAATGCCACTGCTCCTCCTAGGAGTCCCATTGGAACTATAACCGGAGTTAAGAGCGCGGCAGCTCCGCCAAGCAGAGCAAGGACACCCGCAAGTGCGAGTAATGTAGTGAGAATAACTTTTATTGGCAGCAGTCCTATGGCGGCAATTGGAACAGCAAGAAGTGTTAGTGCTCCTGATAGGACAGCGATTGCGGCGGCAGTTATCATAACATTGGCGGCATTCGTTCCAAAATATGCCGTGGCTCCAGCTAATATAAGCATTGTTCCACCAAGTCCAAGAAGCAAAGATTCAATGCCCTTTGAGTTTATAGAACTTAGAGCCATAATCGGCGCTATCAGTAAATTCATAGCAGCAGCGAGTATGGTTATTGCAACCGATCCTCTAATGGACCCTTGGGCCAGTTTTGCCGCAACTACTAGTGGTAGAAGCGCTCCGGCTAGGGCCAATATACCTATGGCTAAAGTTTTGAGATCTGTATTTCCGAGTAGGAATATGGCCGGAACCAACGCGTTAATTGCGACGATTAATATAGCAATTCCGGCAGCTCCTTTAAATCCGTCCTTTGCTATTCGAACGGCGATCGATAACCCTAACAAGATCCCAGCAAGAGACGCAAGTCCTTGAAGCAAAATATCTAGCGGCATTTTGCCTAGAATAACCAATGGCGGAATTAATAGTCCCAAGGATATGGCAACTGCTGCAATTCCTAATCCTGCCGATAACGAGCCTTTATCTCCAGCAATTCGCTGCATCACGCCCAATGCGACCATGATTGCTGCAATTGTCAAAAGTCCTTGTTTTAGAATATCAATGTTCATAGTCCCGAAGAACTCAACAGCTTCTCCCATTATTTTTAACGACAAAGAGAAGACTGCGATAGCGACGGCAGATTTACCAAGAGCTCCAGCAAACTTCACAAATTTATCTATATTGTCGAGGCCCTTCATTGGTAATGCTGAGATGGCTAGGAATCCGCCAAGCATAATGGCCAACAGAGACGCGACTGCAATTGTGCTACCGGCCAATTGATCCGTTGGAATTTTTGATAATTTAACAATTGATTTGGTTAATATCCCAACTACAATCGCGATCATTCCCATGGCGATGACTGTTTTGGTCATATCGGCCTGATCTTTTGCGGATTTCTCTGCGGTTTTCGCAAACATTTCCATGCTTTTTGTGAGTATTAATAGAATTGCAACGGCAGCAACAGATCCTGCAACTAGTTGCTCAATGGGCAACTTAGCCAATTTAACAACTGCTCCTGACATTATCGATACCGCAATTGCAAGTCCAGTAACCATCACGATTAACTTTCCGCTTTCAAACTTTGAGAAGTCGACTTTCTCTAATATCTTAATAGAGCCCATAAGTCCACCCAAAGCCGCTCCAAGAGCCCCAAGTCCGATGACGATTTGTTCAGTCTCCAATCTGGAAAGGATGAATAATGCGCCGGCAATCATCAGAAGAGATACTGCGATTTTTTGTAGGTTCTTGTACTTGATTTGGCCTTCGAAAGTTTTGATCGCTCCGCCAATATCTCCAAAGAATCCTTCTAGCGCCTCTCTCCATTTTTTCGGTTCTTTTGAAAGGTCTTTAAACGACTTAACAAATGACATTACCTTTTGAACCATTAGGATTCCGCCACCAATTCCAGCAACGCCAGCAACTTCGAAAAGTCCAATGTTTCCGATTCCATTTTTAAGTGCTGTAATTGTATCGTTGAACTCTTGTTTTGTTTTTGAAATCGAAGAAGCAGCGTTTTTAATACCGTCCCAAATGGATTGAAGAGTGGTTTTTACTTTTTCCCCAATTTCTCTAAGACGCTCCATAATTTCTACAAACTTCTTAACTACGACAAAGTCTTTAGCGTCTCTAAAAGGATTTTTAATCTCGGGAAGTTTTATCTCTGAGAAATTTGGAAGTTTAAAGTCGTCTATGTTGATAAGCTCTTTTAGTTTATCGATAAATGGGGTAATATCTGGAAACTTAATTGCCTTGAATTTGTCAGCGAAGCCTTTAAACTTTTCATAAATTTTTCCAAAGTCGATTTCGGCGAGTTTTGCCTTTAACTCTCGTATCCCTTTAACAAGAGCGCCGCCGATCATAGAGACGATTGGTTCTAGCTTTTCTCCAAATTCTTCAAATTTTATAGCTAATTTAGCAATCCCTTCTCTAATTTTAGTTACCGGATCGATAGTTGTTTTAAAAGCTCCGCCTAACTGGAAAATGTTTTTAAATATAGAACTAACGACTTTAAATAAATTATCGGGGATGAGTCCTAACATAGCTTTTCCAAGGTCCCATAGTATGGTAACCACATCTACTGCGATATCGATCCCGAATTTAAAACTCTTAAATAAAAATTCAAATGCTTTCGTTAATTTTCTCGTAATAGCTTCTGACGGAAGTAGTTTTTCGGTAAATTTTAAGAACACATCGCTAAAATTTTTTATGGCTTTAACGTCTGTTGGGAATATCTTTTTGAATGCGTTTCTCACAATGTCTGTTACTTTTTCGAATGCTTTTAAAACATTTGTTAATGATTTCCAAGCGTTCTCAAATACTCCGGCTTGTTTCAACTCAAACAGGGTTTTATTTCTAGAATCGGCGCCTTTTCCGACAATGTTGCCTAAAATCTCAGAAATTGCAGTCCATCGTTTTACGGCGGTTTCGAAATCGCCAATAATTAACTCCGACGATATTGACCAACCGGATTGAATGGCTTCTTTTGTCGTGTCCATAAGCATTGTGAATGTCTTAACTTCTTTTGCCGCTTTACTTGCTCGAGTTCCGATCCATTCCGGTTGATCTTTGATCTCTTTAGAATAATCCTTCAGGGTCGAGGTTAGCACCTCGGTGGTCATCCACTGATACTGCAAAGCCTCAGACCAGCCTTTGGTCGAACTTATTGTTTCCGGCATTAGAGCGCCTTTATTATTTTCGGTTAGAACTTTATACATTCCGGAACTTGTTTTTCTCAAAGTTCCAGCCGCAACGCCGGCGTCCAAGAGTTGTTGTTTAAATTCTTGAGTGCCCATATTCGCGTTTTCAATGGACTTCCAGTCGATTAACTTAACGCTACCGGTTCCGATTGCTTGAGCAAAGTTATACATCGCTCGAGAAGCTTCGTTTGAATTCGCTCCAGATAATGCCGCAACGTTCGCAACACCTTTAATTGCCGCAACGGAATCTTCAAGAGATACTCCAGCATTTGTAAACTTCGAAATGTTAGTTGTCATATCCGAGAAGGAGTAAATCGTTTCGTCAGAATATTTATTCAATTCCTCTAACTGTTTGTTAACTTCTTCAATGGATACGCGCATTCCTTTGTTGTTTTTGGCACCAGCTAACATAGTCTGGACTGCGCCCATCTTCTGTTCGTATTCTTTAAAACCTGCTGTGGCTCCATCAATGGTCAGCGCCTTTCCAATTTTAAAACCCGCATCAACTGCTCGATTGGTCAGATTGTTAAGCACACTAAATGTAATCATGTCTAGAGCTGAGAATTTAGTTGATACGTTTTCTACAGATTGGGCAAGTCCACCTAGCCCAACATTTGAAGCAGCATTTTTAATATTCCCAAGGTCTGAAACTGTTTTCCCTAGATTAACCCCTGGAATTTTATTTAGAGATTCTTTTAATCTTCCAAATATCCCTATCGTTTCGTCGGCCTTTGTCTTAAAATCAGCATTCTCGATTTTAAATTTTACAAGTTTTTCATCAATCGGACGAGACATTATTCAATCATCTCCTTCGTTACTTTGTTAACCCCATCCTCGAAAACGGAGTCCATTGCCTTCTGAATATACGGCCTCGGAGCCACATATCCGCCATTACCAGTACCGTGACCAGTTTCTATAATCTTAGCAACGTTTACCGATGCTTCAGGATGAGCTATGTTGATGAATGATACTTCACTAGACCCGCCGTTAGATTCAATTTGAGCAATCCATCCAGAGGCAGTTTCCCCAGTATCTCCTACTGGAGTAGCGGACGTTAATGCTGCAACTCCCTTATCCGCAATGTCACGAAGGGAATCCATTGGCGATTTGCTAGAGGCTTCTTTTAACCATTTTGTGGCGTTTTCAAAATCGCCAACGCTTTCGATTCCTATTCGCATAATATTACCCCTTAGTTTGATATTTCTTTTTTCGCTCTTCGTTAAGTCTTCGGTTCTGTTCGATTATGTCTTGCTGCGACATTTTCTTCTTGTCTGGATTATTATATATTGAAATTATCTTGAGAATGACCAGAAGTCGACTCAGATTCTTACTTTCTAGTTCTATTGGGACCCCATTTAAAAACATTATCGCATAAATCTCTTCTGAGGTATATGCCTTCGTTGAATGCGCATAAGTGTTGTCATTTTGATCCCGAAAGGTAGTCGCAGTTTGAGGATCTGAAATGTACTCGACCAGTTTATGTATTGCATCGTCTGTTAATTCATCTACTTCAATTGGTCGATTGATTGCCATCATCGTTAAAAAATCCAAAAATCTAGGATCTGTTATGTCCAGATTGGAGTTTAGGAAAGGTATCTTCCATTTGGCTTCCCATCTAGACACTCCCAATAAAGAGTATTCAAAATCTACAGTTTTAGATTCTGTTTGTCTGAACGTGTTTGTCTCGTCGTCGTAAAACTCTTGAGACTCTAAAGTTAGTGTAATCATGTGGCCCCCTTATGGGTAAAAAGAATGGGGGTAAGTTTTTACCCACCCCCCTTTTAAGTTTATTCCGAATCTACAACTTCAAGCTTCTGAGCCTTCATCTTTTTAGTCTGGGTGGCGATTCCCTCGGCAAACCGTTCGGCGGCTTTGGGGTCGGTTAGCAGTTCCTCGAAAAGCTCTGCGTATGCCTGGGAGTATTCAAACTCCTCTCTGATCTTCGGAGTTTTGAGAAAACTCTTCCCGTCATCGGTTTTTCGCCCATAGGACATAAGCACGATGTTCTCAATAAATTTAACCATCTGTTCCATGTCCTGATCGGCGGTTAGCTGATGAGCATATGTGTCTAACGACTTTCCCCCAAAGGAAGCTTCAAGTCTCGTAACCTCGGGAAGAGAGAGATGAAAATAGAAATCTTCAGTTCTCTCGCTTCCGTTGAAGTCTACATACGTGATTGCTTTTTTAAACATTTTATAAGTCCTCCATGAGATTATATTTTATACGGTAGTGGTTGTTGTGGTTGTCGTGAGAATCGTAATCAACTCTGAGAGCGTCGGAATTTCGGCGTCATGGGAACTTGTTCCATATACCAAATCTTTAATCGCCTCGAATGTCGCGGCAGATGTTTTGGTAGAATCAACCGCTACATAAGCCGTCGGTCTCTTTAATTCTGGAATATCGTCAACGTTTACTGGAATGGTTGTGAAGTTCCAAGAGAATGTGATAGCTGCTGGAGTATCGTTAATGGTTTCGTAAGCTCTTTCAGACGGAGAAACCGTCGCGTTGTAAATAATATGAATCTTTTCGCCATATGCATTACCCATTGTGTCGTTACCAACAATAGTAGTATACACGAGGCCGAATCCACGTCTTGCCTGCTGACCGACGTACACGCCAGAGCCGGGGACCAGCTCGGCAGAACCGTTGCAGAGTTCGAATTCTTCAGGATACGTATATGCATCGATCGATCCTTTAAAATTCTCAGCGGACATCATCGAGAGATACTGAATGTTGTCTGCATAAATATCATTAGGTTCTGCTCCATCCGGAGACTGTTTTACAGAAACCAGACCATTCCAAGGTACTCCCGTTCCATAAGCGCCGGAAGCATCTTTTACAAATAACGCGCCTTTGCTAGTGCCGGTCTCATACTGGCGATTACCAATCGCGTCCCATACCATTTTACCCATTTTTTATTTCCTCCTAGAAATATAATTTAATAGTAGTTTGATGTAGTCTGTCGACTACGAAATATGAACCAAATGTGGCATATTGAAAATATGCAACAATTCTGTCTGCTAGATCGCTATCGGGATCGAGTTCAATTACTGTTATTTGGTACTCTTGTGCCGACTTATAAGTATCGTTGTTCGCTTTCTTAGTGTCTTTTGATGTTTTAGAATATGTGATGCATGGAAATACTAATCGTATATCGCTTGGTGGTTGAAAATATACATTTGGTAAAAATTGTTCCAATTCGTCTTGAAGTTTTAATCTAGACTCCACGCCAAATGCCCCCCAACGTTACGATTATTCTCGGTTTTTGAACTTCCAATAACGTCACTTCCCATTTAGATCCCATGTATTCAATCCATCGAATTTCGAAAAAATGTTCGTAGGCGAAAGCATCTCCCACCAAACTGATTCGATGTTGCAGAGTGATGTCCTTATTAACTTTTTCGTTTCCTTGAAAGGTCGAAGCAGCTCTTAGAACATCCCCCTGCATGTATCGAACGTTATTAGCAGCAGACCAGACGCCGGGATATGTTTCAGTTTCGATAACATACCCCACTGAGCCTGCAAATTTACCCATTTCTATATGTTATCCCTGGGTGGTTGTGGAAGTGGAAGTGGAAGTGCTAGAAGGAGATCTATCGCCCCAAACCATTCCGGCATCTTCATCATCGGCTCCGCTTCCAGCCGTGGTTGCCTTCATGTGGATGGCGGATTTGGGCATAGTGAGAGCTCCCGAGAGACGAGTCTCAATAAGATATTTGTACTGGTTGAAGTCGATATCAAAGTCGTCAAAGTTCGTGATCTGACCGCCATTGGTTGATCCCAGAGTATAGTCACGAAGATTTACTGCGAGAGCGCCCTTTCCGGACATGAAGGTCGTGGGGACGATCTTGGATACGCCAAGCTTTGATGCAATGGCGTCAACCGAGGGAATATCACCAAAGAGATAGCGGCCATCCAGCTCAGATTTAAGAAGTCTGATGCTCGCAAGTAGAACCGGGTCGATATACATTGTGGGGGCTCCAGAACCTCTATATTCGGACATAGCGATAATGAAGTCTTCTACGAAAGTTGCAGCGCTGGTATACGCTTTATGAATCGTGAAGAATTCGTGATCGGAAATGATCGGGCGGAGATTCATCTCATTGATTTTGTCTTCGGCAGATACGTCTCTTCCATCGCCAACAAGAAGTGCTCTAGCGATTTCTTCCTCAAGCATCATTCTCATTTCTCTATTCATGAACGCAACCACATTGAAGTCCGTAATATCTACGAGATCATCTCGATCAATTTTCTGTTTCTTATATACGGTGGTCGGCGTCGTCGACCGTTTAATAAGGGAGAAGAATTCCTCTTTCTTAAGATTTCCGGTAATATAACCCTTTGCTCTTGCCTCTGGCTCAGTAAGATCAGCTACGAGAGTTCTTACTCTAGAGAAGGGAGATTTGCTAACTGAGTTGAGAATCTCCTTATAGGCGGTATTGGGATCTTTGTAGATGATGGGTTCGTTACCGTTGGTGGAATATGCGGCTTCCGGAAAGAGCATCTCGATAGAATTAATGCCGTGCTGAAGAAGTTCGTCAGCTTCCATTACCTGTTTAAGGGACGAAGCTCCGTTTTTCATTGCGAACTCAAGTGCGTCAACCGCGCTATGCCTCAGAGTATCATTTACCATTTCCACCTCGTTCTTGCTGAATGCATTCTGTTTCACTTCGTCGTCTCCTCCGTCTTCATATTCGTCCACAATTGTTTCTAATAGTACCTGTACCGCTGCCGCCTGTTCGTCATTGAGAGATTCGAGGATTTCGCCTACCGTTTTTTCAGTTGCCATCGTTTCTGTTACTCCTTCTGCATGATTTAATGTTTCTTCTTTTTTAGGTTCTTCATTTTTAGGTTCTTCTTTTTTAGGCTCTTCTTTTTTAGGCTCTTCGACCTGGAGAGGTTCTTCTACTGGGTCATCATCGTAGACAATATCGTCAGCCGAATGGATTAGCGTTCCAGTATAAATAATTCCCGATTCAATATCGCCTTCTTCAGAATGGGTAATGACGCTTTCAATTGTTGCTCCAGGGTTGGCACCGGCCATTACCAAACTGACCTCATAGATAAGACCGTGGACAACATTAGTTCCCTGTCGTTTGATTTTTCTAGCTCCAATCGACATTGAAGAAATATCCCCATGTTTTACCAATTCTTTGGCGTTCTGGGCATCAATAGTATCATTAAAGAACCCATAGCCGTATACTCCTTCTTTTCGATGTTTTAAAGTAACATATCCTAAAACATTATTTGGAGTATGATAGTCATGATTCCACACAAGAGGTACTTTTTGACCGTCGTTGTCTTTAAACGCATCATGTTTAATTGTTACGCCATCCGTGCATCGAGTGTCGTGTTTGGTAACCCAACCTGCGAAATCGTAGTTGATAGTTCTCGACATTAGTTTTTCTCCTTTAACACTATTTCACCCATTTAGAAATATCCGAAGAATCAGGGGGCGTGAGCGACCCAGTAGAATTGTCTGCCTCGACTTGAGGAGGTTTGTTTTGGTTTTTGTCAGCAATGTTTGGATTAAATAACTCATCGGCTCTAGGATCGCTTGACGGCTTCATTCCAAGAATCTTTCTCACTTCATTTGATGTCAGAATATAGTTTCTACGAACGGTGTCGCCAAGTGACGAAATCATCTCTATAGTGACAAATTTGAACATGTCTCTATAATATTGAATTTCCTGACCCTGAGTTCTTGCAGTTTTTGTTAGAAACTTTCTATAAAACTCTGCAACGACGGTGTCGATTATTGGATCAACCGTCCTGCTATAATAGAGTCTTAGTTGTTCTTCGGTGGCGGTTCCGTCGAATATGTTTTGAGTCATCCCTAATTGATTGTATACCTCTTTTCTAAGAGATTCGATAGTTGCGGGAAGTTGGGATTCGATTGGTCTACTTAGCGGAGTCACCTTCTCGGTCGAGTCCAAATATACGATCCCGTGCCGACCTTGCGTTAGTTGACGCTCAACGTCTTTAACTCGGTTCTCGGCCATAATTCTCTGAGCATTTGTTTTGATTCCGTATGGCACTTGAATTATCATATCCATGCGTCCAGAGGTCGCCTGAGTATCAAAGTCGTCCAACAATGCCATCTTTCTCATCAACCTTTTGACTGTTGAATTCTCGTGATTCATCACAGCGTATAAAGGATTCTCTATGATTGCCACCGTGCTTTTTGGTAAGGTTATGTCTTCATTTTGACCTGAGTTCTCGTTGTACACATTGACTCGAACATGTTTTGGAAACCACTGAACTATCTTTCCGACCCTTAAGGTTTTGATGTCGTATCCGCCACTGATCCGCGGAGAACTTGTGGTGTCTACTGGGACAACGGCTACCACACCTTCGTCAAACATTGAATACACCAGATCGTGCATAAACTGAATACTTGTCTGGTCAATGTTTGACTCTACACTTAAACAATAGTTTAGTCCAGAGTCGAGCACTGTTACGTCTTCCGTTTTTGGGTCGACTTTTACATGCCGTACACGCGCCATCGACACATCAATCGCTATACGATTGTATATAGATGCCACAAACTGGGAAGAACTAAATGTGTTGGTTGATCTGAAGACAGGCCTTGAGTTGCTGTATCCAAAATCGATGGTGCTTAACTGAGTGTCCGTAAACGCATTCCAAGCATGTTGAATTCGGTCTCTAAATCCCATTATTCAAATGCCTCCTGAAATCTCTTATAGGCTATCCAAGCGTCTAATAACGCAGCGACGTTGTCGATCTTCTCGGAGTCTCTTTTTTTAGATAGCTTACGATTTCCATTAGTGTCCTCCAACGCTATTGCGTTGCCCATTGCAAATTTCATTAATTCTTCATCGAAAAGTAAAAGTCTTTCCGAAGCCAATACCCCCAATTCGCCAAGAGGTACTGATTCTGTTCTAACGCCTTGTCTAACCACAGTTACTCCATACTCGCCTCGCTCCCTTATCCAAAGATCGACTAATTCTGAAGCATTATATGGATCATAACCAAAGGATACGACTGTGTATTGATGTTCTATGATAAACGAATCTAGGTCTTCATATACTTCTTTCATATTCAATACCGCTCCGTCAATGACGACAAGCGTTCCTTCATCTATAAACTCTTGATACTTTTGACGCATTGCCTTTGGCAGTTTTCGGACTTTAAGATCTGAAACGTAAGATCTAGTTTTTACTCCAAATGCACCATTGCCTAACGGGAACATAAATGTAAAAGCGCAAAAGTCATCTCCTTGAGAAAGATCCCCTCCCAATGCACATAACATATTGTCGTATGTCTTTCTAGGATGTGGGAGAGTTGCTTCATATGTGAAGAAATACGAAAGTCCTTCCACTGGAATTCCAAAACGCTTTGCTAAAATATCATTACGTTCTGTTGGAGAGGCTTCCATTAGCGCAACGTCTTTCTGATAGGTCTCATACGTTACTGTTGCTCCTAGATTCGGATTTGCCTTAAGCCACATCTCTGGGTGTCCAACCTCGGAAATGTCATCTAGTTTATAATACCAAATCGAAGTATGGGGATCGAAATAATTTCCTCTTAAAATATCCATAAGTTTCAATTTGACATCGTCTCCGACTCCGTTTCTGGTAGTTCCTTCAGAAGAAGTGGCTAAAATTAAATAATCATCGGTTCCGCCCTTTGCGGCTCCTTGTTCTAGCGCTCCTATAACGTCTTCCTTGATTCGCCCCGATAACCACTCGTCGATGGTGTTAATTTTAGAACCTAACCCTTGAAGTTTATCGATAGACATGGTTCGGATTTCAATGATGGAATTTGTCATGAAGTTCTCGATTCCCTTTTTTGTCGATGCAAGTTTTACTTTGGTCCAAGTGTTTGATAAAACATTTCCTTGTGTTAAAAATTGAAACAATGGACCTCGAGCTCTTGCTATCGCCGTTTTCAAAGGGCTTACAATTTCTTCAGCTTGCTTCATTGTTGGTGCAGTTACAATTTGATGAGTTGTTGCAGGATCAACAACTAGAAAATATCCTTGTATGGTTGAAGCGTACATTGACTTCGCCGCCCCTCGAGCGATTATCAAATATTGTTTTGTTACTAACCGCTTCTTTTTTATAACCATTTCGTAACATTTTCTTCGTGGGTTATATGTTTTTTCCTCAACAAAATAGAACCAGGCTAAGCATGACTCCGCCCATAGTCTAAACGATGGAAGTAGATGAAGATCTCCCCCATCTGCAAGTGTCAATTCGTTCTCACAAAAGTTTATATAGCCATCGATCGCCTCATCATCGTAATAGTAATCCGGCGACTCAATCAGATAGTCTATCCGATTCATTTCCAATGAAATTTCTTCATTAACTGGAATTTCTCCGGACAACACTGCTCTCCGAAACGCATTATATTCTTTAGGGACGGCAGTGTTTGATAGTGCCATCTAACCGCCTCCTTCCTACCAATCCATCCATAGACCACCCCCCTTTTCCTAGTTATTAGATAGTGGACCACCTCCTTTAGGATTTAGAAATGCCGACGGTTACTCTATAGTGAACCGATTTAATTCGCACTTTCTCACCTCCCGGATTTGATTCTATTTAAATACTAGAAGCCTCCGCGTTTGTCAACTCTTGTTTCCCAAACCTTATTAATAGTTTTGTCAATAAGCGCATCTTTATCTTTTTTGACAACTCCCTTGACTGTGTTTTTGATAAGGTCTTTATGGGTGGCTTTTATTTTTGTACTGTCAAGAGCTTTGTTAACCGTTTTGTTCATTACCCAATCGAATGCCGCATCGCTATTTAGAGCCCCCTTGATAATGTTCCCTGCCATTTTATACGGACGCCCAGGTTTTTTCCCATATGAAGGTCGAAGTTCGTTTAGTTGTCTAGCTCGATCAGATAGTTTATCCGATTCCTTTTTCAAATCTAGAGTGTTTAGGCTGTCCATTTCCTTAAGAAGTCGTTGAGCTTTACCCCTTGATTCTAAATCCAAAACTTTATTGTTTAGAGCTGCCTGTAGTTTTCTTTGCGATACTGTTCTATTATAATAATCGCTAAGTTCGACCTCGTCCATATCCTTAGGACTTTTTTTACGATTTTTAACTACAGATTCGGACTTTTGTTTTTCCTCAATCGCCTTCTTAACATTCTTTTTACCAATATAATTGCTAGTTGCTTTTTTAACCTTCTTGATCGTTCTCGCAAAATTTTTTCCAGATCTGGAATATGACGACTTTCTAACTCCCCATCGCATTCCAAGAACTCCATAATGTTTTAGAACGGACTCGTCAAGCTCAATCTCAACTGGCGACTCGTAATTAGAAGATAGTGGAGCCATTGTTTTAGATAATGGGGTTCGTTTTGTAACATCAAATGCCAACCGACGCACCTCCTTTCAAGTAGTTTGTAACCATTTTGACCTATTCGTATCGACGTTTTGAGTTTCCGGATCTTAGTTTCGATCGGAGGTCCGATCCTCGATCAAACTGTTTCACAGGAGCGTTTCGATTTGCGTTTTTAGCCCTCATCGCATCGAGAAGAGCCGACTGTTTTGGCTTAGCTTTTTTTGGAATTGGGGTCGCCTTTGAACTAGCTCTCCCCTCCGACTCGATGATGCGTCGTTCAAGCTCTCGCCTTAACTTTTGAGAATTGCTATTCCCATCTGGAGTCGAGTATGGGATTCGTTTTCCGTGTGCCTCCCCTTTTGGTCGTTGATCGCCTGGGGGTATGTTTCGTTTCAAACTTTTGGATAAGATTCTACGAGCCCTCTCAGATCTAAATCGATCTACGGCGAACCTAGTTCCCGCAACTGCTCCAATAGTTATAGCCCCGGCCGCAACTACGGGAAGACTTGATGTAAGAGCAATCGATGCTCCAGCGGCAGCGATTACTGGGAGGTCCACCTTCAAACGCCCAACTTTAAATTCGAAAGCCCCTAGACCTCTTCCAATTTTTTTGATTCCTTCTAGATGATCTTTAGGAATTGGTTTTGGGGAATTTGGATCAGGTGTTGTTTTTTTCTTTCCCCACTTCATTCCTTTGATTCCCCAATGTTGTAAGGAGTCCGAAGAATTCGACATAGTTTAGCCCTTCTTTCTAGTATTTACCGTTCCGACAGGTGATCCTTCTTTAGTAACGTCAACCTTCGTGTATTTTCTAACGTCTTTCTGAAGTTTCTTTCTCGAATCGGTATCGAGATCAGATAGTTTAGATCCCAAAACGTTTTCGATCTTTTTTTTATGCATGGCGTTTTGAATTTTCGACACGCCTTTGTATCCTAGAACGCCTCCGGCAACCATTCCCAAAACGCCTCCGGTTGCACCGGCTCCAAGGATGGCTGCGGATGTTACTGGGACGGAATATGATGCTGCCAACGCTGCTGCAACTCCAGCGGTTAAACCGACTTTTCGCCCAATTGAATACCCAGTATATGCTCCGATTCCTCTAGCTAATCCAGCACTTTTTTTGTATCGTCCTGTCGCAGACTTGCTCGATGTCGTGACTAGCCCGTCTGGTCCAATAGGCCTTCGCACGCCCCATCGCATTCCCTGAACTCCATAGTGTTTTAAAAACTCATTACTCATTGTGCTACCTCGCTTTTTTTGTGGTCATTTTGACGAATTGCGCCTATCCTCGGCCTGGCGTTCTTGGAGGAACATACTTCTTAAGTAGGGATCTGTCTCTCTGTTGACCTGGATTATAGGGATTGTGTACGTTGTTTGGACTTGCCTTTCCGCGTCCTGGTGTGCTTGGGGTTGTGTGTGGAACGTGGGGTCCCCTTTGACTTCCAACACTTCGACCGTTCGATAGGTATCTTTTCGTCGCGTTCGACGAAGGTCTTTGATTCCCTTCTGTATACGGTCGGTTCGCATGTTTCTTAGTGTATGCTTCTCTTTTCAATCTTGCCGCTCTTCTTCTAGAAAGTTGATCGATTGCGTTTTTGGCTCTCTGGTTTTTGATTTTGCGAGCTATGAAACGAGTCCCTAAGTAAGCCCCGCCGCCTATAGCAACTGCTGGGAGGGCCGCGGTCATTGTTGCTGCTACTGCTCCAGCAGCGATGGCTGGCAAGGCCAGTTTGATGTTTCCGATCAAGATTGCTTTTCTAGTGTCGGAACGCCTAGTCTTTAATAGTTGATCCGAATAAGCTTTATGTTCTTTTTTCAAACGCTCTTCTTCGAGTTCTTCCGGGGTTTTTTTCTTTCCCCACTTCATTCCTTTGATTCCCCAATGTTGTAGAGTTTCTTCAGGCGCTGATTTTGGAACGTAATTCATAAGTCTATATCCCTCTTTTCACATAGAATTATTTCTGTTCATATGCGATTCTAAGCCTCCATAAGAGCTCTTGTATGTAGTTGTTGTAGTATTGAACGTTTGACGGTGGAGGCGGGTCGAATAAAATCTTAATGCTCGTTTGTACAAACATCGGAATCATGTTAAAATATTCGTTGCCCTCTACTTGAGAATCGTCTTTGAAATCGCCCCATTTCGCATCCAACCCCGTTATCGTCAATGGTTTTCCTATACCGTTTTGGTTCAAAATAGATAGCGCGGCGTTTAAATGCATCTTAATTTCCTCGCTGAACGATTCGTCTTCCATGGATAGGCCAAGAGCGATTCGCACGCTTCCCAAAATACTTACGGCTTCCATTTGTCTCCTTTCACCATAACTTGGTATCTCCGGGCTTTCTTTCAACATATGGATCGTCGGACTTTTTATAATGAATTGCATTATGCGTATCTAGCGACGTTGATATTAGGTTTTCGAGATCCGTAACTTTCGACGTCATGTTAATTATGTCGAATTCTGTTATTGGATTTATATGATGAATGTACACAGCCCCATCTATGTAAATTCCGAAAACACCAAGATCAAATCGACAATCTCTATCCATAACTTTTTTACGAATTACTTTTCGCCAATGGTCGGATCTAAAATATTCTCCTGAAATTCCACGAGGGGAGTTAACATTGTTGTCCAACAATTTCAAATATTCTAGGCGACCGTTAAAATCTGGAATGGAGATCAATTCTGTATATGACCTAATCATATGGTCAATCTTCAGACGATCTATACTGTCGCATAGCGTCAATTGCCGCTTTGGCAAGTCCTTCGCTTTCTCGATCTTTGGTTATGCTTTCGGCTTTCGCCTCGAGAACTGTTTTTTGTTTTTCCATGATTTCTTGCTCTAACATTTCGCGACGAGATGCAATTTTTAAAAAATGCCCAATTACGGATGGAGACGCCGTTCCGTCTAAAAGTTGCTTTTCCGCCAAATCATATGCGTATCTTGTAAGCTGTTTTTCACGAGCTTCAGGGTCCATAGCCGGTTGCTGTTTTCGAATGTCGTTTGCTTGGTCTTGCGAATTTAACTTCTTTCTAGGTGGCATTCACCACGCCTCCTTATTATTTATTTGATAGTTTAGGATAGTTTCGAATACCTATTCAGGGCCTTTCGTGTTTGATAATAGGAGAGGTTTAAAGGCGCGGGGGACCCTTAAGAGGTTTAATCATGGAGGACTAAACACGAAAGGCTTTGAATAGGTATTCTAAGAGAATATACTTGTTGTAAATAAAAAACAGTTTTGAAAAAAGGCACCCCGGAGCTTTTTTTGCT